TCGATCTCGTTCAGTGTCCCATCGCTTCGACAATCGCTTTCCAGTGAGTCGGCTCTGTTCCAGACCCTGCGCCACTGTTCCTGCGTTATATGCTCGGGTTGTCTCAGTAATCGCAATAACTCTCGCGCGGTTTGGCCATCTCTCACTTTCGGTATAGCTGAGCAGTTGATCGATTCGTTGAGCAAGCTGCTCCACACTGTCTCCAGCATTGACACCATCCACAAGTTCCCCGAACACCAGGTTGTAGACCTCGTCGGGCAGTCGGACCAGAAGGTTCTGGGTCTGTGCCAATTGGCTCACGACGAAGGCATGACGGGACACTGGCGGTAGGCCCGGGACCTCGGAGTGAGCGTCCGCTGCAATGCGTCCGATCACCGTCATGATCGAGTCGACCTCAGTGTTCCAGTCGCCCTGAGTCTGGTACACCCCCACTGGATCGGGTGACATCTTCAGGTCATGCCACGGTGCCATGACCGCTGCACGTGCCTTGTCCAGCCAACGCCGCAGGGCCTGGCTCACCACTCCGAACAGGTGTCGCTCGTCGCTATCACGGGTCGGCATCGAGGAACCCTCGGCTACGCAGGGCCTCCCCTAGGGCGTTAGCGTCGTGCTCCATACCCCCCGCCAGAAGGATGGTGCAGTAGCCCTCCAGCACGTTCTTAAGCGCGCCGGTATCCACACTCATGGCCAGATGCTCAGTGAGCACGGACAGGTGATCCCATGCCCCCTTGAGCAGGGTGTGCGCATGGTCGATCCCACTGACCCGGATCTTGGTGTGGAGCTGGTGAGCCGGAGTGTCCGGATACTGACCTCTAGTTGTTGGATCAAGGAGCCGCTTCCCGGCCAGCTCCAATGCCCGGAGGGTGGCTGCGTTGGCGACCACGAACGTTGTAACTGGGCTTGGGACAGAGGCGGAAGCGACCCGTGCTTCGGGAGGTGTACTTGCGTTCTGGCCTGGCCCACCCAGGGCATTGGAGGCGGTTGAGGCAGCCGGCAGTGGAGGCGGTGTCGTCTCCTGGATCCCGGTGGGTGGGGCCGGCGGCGGAGCTGGACCAGTGCCACCCTGCTGGGGTGTGAACACCTGTTCGGGCGGGAGGAGTGCTGCGGTGTAGCCAGCCAGCTCCCGGATCTTGGGGATCTGGAACAGGTTGGGATCGCGGAGCATCAGCTCCCGGGTGAAGCGCTTGAGATCTTCCTTGTCGTCGGGCGCGTCGGTGAGCTTGTAGTCACCGGCAATGAGGACTGCCTCGGAGCTGACGATCTGCTTCTCGTACAGGTTCAGGGTGTCCTGGAGTCGCTGGGGACGCACCACGAGGGGGGCTACATCGAAGGCGAAGGTGTAGCGTTCCGGGTCTTTCTTGATCGCCTTCAGGGCCGGGGTCAGGTAGGCGGTGGTGAGCGCTTCACAGATCCGGGTCATCAACGGTTCAATGTGGACCTTGACATTCTCGGCACCCACATGCCAGGCACTCCAGTGGTTGGCATCCCCAGTTCCCAGCAGGATTTCCGGTGCCATATCCATCGCTAGAGCGAAACGTCTCACTGCCTCTTGCCGAAGATCCAACGCCTGCCGACTCAGCTCGCTGCCGAACTGGATCAACTGGATCTTCCCCAGCGCATCGATCGGGACCTCGACCACCGCCGGCACCACGCCAGCCGCCGTGCCCTCACCTTGCAGGGAGGCCGAGCCCGCCCGAAGGATCAGATCAGTCAGGGCCTCGGCGCCGGAAACCATGCCGCCGTTAGGGTCATCGGCATCCGGGAAGCTGGTGTTGTTGGGGATCGGGAGCAGGCCAGCCGAGACCAGGCGTGAGTCGATCTGGGCGAACACGTAGCGGGTCAGGCGCTCGATCTCCCAGAGCATGGGCAGTGCCGCTCGGGTGGGGGAGTCAGCCCAGATGTTGCGGCGAGGGTGCGGGGTCCACACCCGGATGATCAGATCCCGCTCCGGGTCCAGCATCTCCTTGGAGCCGTTGGGGTAGATGTAGGCGACGTTGCCGCCCCAGCGCTTCAGCTCGGAGCAGGAGACGATGAACCACTTGTCGGGGTCATCCTGTTCCTTGCTCGCCCGCCCGACGATGTAGAAGTCCCCGGCGACAGTGAGGTTGATACCCGCCAACCGGAGCCCTTCTGCTTTCGTAGATGGGCCGCCGAGCAGAGTGTCTGATATAGCAGCGACCTTAGGGTCGGTGCTCTCTTGCTGGATGCGTCCGTTCTTGTCGACATCGGCGACATAGATCCTCACTCGGGAGCATGCCGACCCCACCCAGTTGGCTGCGAACCTCAGCTCACCGATGATGTCGTAGAGGCGCCACGCCTCAGCCTGCCACTCGTCATTGCCGAATCGATATGTCCGCCACCCCTGTCCCTCTAGGTTGATGCGAGCGGCAGAGGCGACGAGGCTAGCGGGTGCCTGGTGTGCCGGGGGCGTTACCTCCGGGGTGCGAGTGCGGGTGAACCGTCCCATCAGTCACGATCCAATAGGCAGCCGGCGACCATTGAGGCGGCTGGAATGGCAAGGATTCCGATCACCCAGTTGTAAGGGAACACGGCGGCAATGGGCATGATGGGCAGCGCCACCCAGATACTTGTGCACCACGGACAATGGACCAGGTAGCTGATCATTGATTCAGGACCCCAGCGCTTCACCACCCATTGCCGGTAGCCGACCATGAGTTTGTCCGCGACAAGGAGTCGGGTGATCCGCGTTACGGCGAGCGCAGCCACCACCAAACTAACGATCAGCACGCTCATACTCTAAAGGTCGAGATCACGCAATAGGTAGTGCCACGATTCTAAGAGCCGAGAAGACGACCCAGATCATAAAGCTCCTGACCCAGGCGGAAGTCGTACTTTGATGGGTCTCCCACTCGCATCCGGCGTCTCTCTCCGGCCATGAGATAGCGACAGGCGTGGACTAGGGCATCCATTCGGTCGGGCGATTCGCGGGTTGATTCTGGATCGAAGACGATCATCTGGTTTTCAAGTTCCTCGAATTCACCCACCATGTGCAGGCGCCCTTGCTCATTGCGCATCGCCACCGGCTCAGCCCGGGTCTTCTTCCCGTGCTTGGAGTCCACACCTTTCATCGGGGGCGAGGTGCCAGCGGGGAACAGGCCCTCCTCGTCCCGCAGCTCTACATAAGCATCGGAGAGGACCTCGGACATCCACCGCTTACCCAGGTTGGTCTCGTAGACCAGGATGTCGGCCGCGAACTCAGCCACAGTGCGCCACATGTGGATAGCAGCCTGACGGCCGGTGCCGGGGAAGCTGCGATCTCCGAGTACGTACATTTCATCGTCGACATCGCGCCCCACCACAACGATGCCGGTCTCCGCCTCCTCGCCGGTGAGGTTCGGGTCCACACCCACGACCCGGGCAACCATGTGCTCGGGTGCCGACTCCACCCGGTTGCGGACGATGTCCATTCGCTTGAACAGGCCGCCGCCGGTCAGCTCCAGCATCTTGCCGTACAGCTCCTGCTCACCGAGCGAGGTGCCGGCGTAACGAAGCTTGAGTTCCCGCAGCACGTGGGCGGAGAGGTTGGGAGCGTTGTCGAAGGTGGAACCATTCATCATGTGAACGGTTCCGTCGTGGCGACCGAGCCATTCGATGAGGATCCGGATGGGCTTCGGGGTGGTGGTAATAAACGCCCGGGGGTGATCGCCTACAAGGTCAGTACGTAGGGAGGGGAGGATGCCCTCGTACCAGGACTCGTAGGGCTTCGGCCACTTGGCCATCTCGTCCAGCCAGGCTCCGGAGGCGTTGTAGCCACGCCCCACGTCCTCGTCATCGGCCCCCTCGGCATAGACCTTGGCGCCGTCGGGGAAGAGCACCATGGGCCGGGGCGACTGCTTGTACCGGTGGAAGATCTTGCGCCGTTCCAGCACTCCGAGCATGCCAGCCGGCCCCTCCATACAGATGGTGCGGGTGTCGGCCAATGTCTCCCCGATGAGTAGCCACTCGGTGGGCCTACCCTGCCGGTCGTACGGGTGCCTCGTCACCTGTTCGGTCAGCCACTCAGCTCCAGCCCGGGACTTGCCCCAGCCACGGCCAGCCAGGGCCAGGGCGATCAGCCAGTCCCCCGGTGGCGGGATCTGCTCGGGGCGGGCGACGTACCACCATTCACCCCGAGCGATCTCCAGGAGGACGTTCTCCGGCAGCGACGACAGCCACTGCTCCCGCTCCTCGGGGGGAAGCAGGGCAACTCGTTGCATAAGGGAGAGGCCCACAAGGTGATCATAGAAAAGAGTTGGCGGTTACCCTCCCCTGTAGTAGGTTTGGCCAAGTCCGGGGGCTAGGCACTGGGGAATCGAGCCCCATGTCCACGGCGCGCTGCTGCCCCCGGGCTCCAAACTGAGAGGACAAAGATGACCAAGCTGAATCAGGTCATTGCGATCGAGAAGCGCGTCAAGTCTGACGCAGTCACGGTCCTGACCAAGGCGTACCAGGACTCCCAGAAGGCACCGCTGCTCTCTGGGATTTCCCGCACCTACAAGCCCCGCGACGACGAGGGTGAGCAGTTCCCCCCGGAGTCGACCAAGGTTCAACTGCGCATGGAGGATGTGCTCACCACCGTCTCCAATGCCCTGACCCGGTTCTACGACCTGACCCTGACCAAGGACGCCGCCAACCAGGTCGCCAAGGCTGACCTGAAGGTCGGCGACCTGACCATCGCGACCGACGTTCCGGTGACCACGCTGCTCTTCCTGGAGAAGCAGCTCCAGGACCTGCTCACCTTCGTGAGCAAGCTTCCGGCGCTGGATCCGTCTGAGGAGTGGACGTTCAACACCGCCGTCGACTCGTTCGCCACGGCGCCGGCTCAGACCGTCAAGACCAAGAAGGTGCCCAAGAACCACGTCCTGGCCCCGGCCACGGACAAGCACCCGGCGCAGGTCCAGGTCTTCACAGAGGATGTCCTGGTCGGCACCTGGACCACGGTCAAGTTCTCCGGGGCCATGCCCCAGCAGTGGATCAATGAGGCTAAGGGTCGCGTCGTGGCCCTTATCGAGGCGGTCAAGGCCGCCCGCGAGGAAGCCAACCTGATCCAGGTCGTCGACCGTAAGATCGGCGAGAAGATCTTCGACTACCTGTTCACGGGCTAGTAGTCGAGAGCCCGGTAGCCCGTCGAACGGCTACCGGGCACGCACAGCAAACTCAAGCTGATCGTCAACCTAATGAGACACCCCGTCCAGTGCAGGTTCGACCCCTGCCCGAGGCACTCATGCCCCGGTAGCCCAAATGGTAGAGGCAACGGCGGCTCATGAACCTCAAGCTCTTGGCTGTGACAAACTCAATAGGCACCAGAAGTCAGATCGAGTCGACGTGATCGGATTACTCAAGGTTGAGGGTTCGACTCCCTCTCCCGCCTCCAAACATGGCGGGATAGCTCAATGGCAGAGCGTGGGTACTGAGATCTCATACACGTCGTTAAATGCCGCTGACGGATGAATGGGTGCAAACTACTTGAAGCTCTGATGGCAGAGCATCGGTCTGCGAAACCGAGTGCCCGGGTTCGAATCCCGGCAAGTCACCGGACCGGGGGGGCTAGGGCAAGCCCCTCCGGTCCCCTTAACTTTTGTCAGTGGTTGGGGGTACCCTTGATCACATGACCGTCGAAATGTTCACCCTTATTCGCCTTGGCCGGGATGTCGTGCGAGACGGCCG